ACATTTGACGACTCATTCCGGTCATGGTGGGAAACTATTTTGGTGGACGAAGAGGGAGTATCTGGAGGAGACTTGCATTAACGTGCTCACTCTCAGATGGGTAGAGTACCCGGAGATGCCATGCTAGAGAAGGTCTGTATTGACTTGCACCCAACAGGCATTAAGGATGAACACCAATACCATTGGTGGCATAGCTTCAGGCCCAACCACCTACCTATATACAAGATTCTATTAAGCGATGGAACCTTTTGGGGATGGCGTAGTGGCTGGAGCTTATGGGGGTGGCGTTAGACATGCTAGAAGCACGTAATAATAAGCCTCTGGGCCGCAAGAGCTATGGGTCTATTGGACACCTCCCTGGAAGTCGGCTCGGCCCAGGGGATCACCATGTGTCCCCAGGGCAAGCGACCATCTGCACACAGAAAACCCGTGACTGCCACGATATCATCGTAGTACAGGAGAAACTTGACGGGTCGTGTACCGCAGTGACCCTCATCGATGGGGAGATAATCGCCCTCAACCGCTCAGGCTATCGGGCTACCACCTCACCCTATGAGCAGCACCACCTATTCGCTGACTGGGTACATTGGCGTGAGTCCGAGTTTAGAATGATCCTGACGGAGGGCGAGCGTATCGTCGGTGAATGGCTGGCCCAGGCTCATGGTACACGCTATAACAATCTCACCGACCCTTGGGTGGCTTTCGATATTTTCACCAAAGATAATGAACGGCTCGCCTATGATGCGATGGAGGCCCGCATCTGGGCTACCAAATTACATGTGCCTCGGCTATTACACTATGGTGATGCACTGCATTTTAATGGAGCCGTGTCTATAGAAAAAGTCTGGGCTAGGCTCACCGAACTGGGGAGTTCAGAGGGGAATATAGACCCGCCAGAGGGCGCTGTGTGGCGTGTGGAGCGAGGTGGAAAGATAGACTTCCTCGCTAAGTGGGTGAGACCCGATAAGATAGACGGTCTGTACTTGCCAGAAATCAGTGGGAAACCCGCAGTCTGGAATTGGCGACTGAGAGCAACACGGAGAGATAAGCACTTATGTGGATGATGTTGTACGTGGTCTTTAGCATGGTATCGATGCTAGCAATGGGGATATTTGGCTTGAACCCCCAGAGGACAAGGGAACGAAGGCAACCCTCTGGGTGATCGGAATAGCAGGTGTGCTCTTATCAATCGTAATGCTTCTTGGCGTAGTGAAGATATAATCTGCCTGAAGATGTTGACTTATGGCAACAGACAAAGATAGAATGAATTCAAGTGAGGCGATAGTTACGGCTTATCATCAACTGTTCAAGCCCTGCTACGAGCCCAGATGTAGGCGCTGTGGCAAGAAGATTCTTGAGGAAGTGCATGGGCGAGCTACGGTTCGATGTCGCCACTGCTCCGAAGTCAACTGGTTCATTGAACATATACAAGAGGATGGGATAGGTACTATAGTCCGAATTTAGCTAGCCTGACATAAGCACTAGTGGCCAAAGTGCCCGTAGTAAGCGAACCATCGCTTAAACGGGCACTTTGTGTTTTAGAGGGGACAGAATATTACATCAATGGAGATACGCAACAGGGTCAAGGAGTTAAGGATGGTCAGTGCTTCTGACCTCATCCCTAACAGCAAGAACTGGCGGCGGCACCCTCGTGGTCAGCAGGATGCCCTACGGGGGATGATCTCGGAGATAGGTTTCGCTGATGCTCTGATCGCTAGAGACACGCCAGACGGCCTTCAGCTAATAGATGGGCATCTTCGCCAGGAGATTGTTGCTGCCAATCCTGGTGCGTCTGATGAGATTCCGGTGCTTGTTCTTGATGTTACCGAAGAAGAAGCGGATAAGCTTCTGGCTACACTGGACCCACTAGCTGCGATGGCCGAAGCTGACAAGGATGCACTGCAATCGCTACTTCAAGGCATCGAGACTGATAATGGGGTGGTGGAGCAGCTGCTATTAGATATCGCACAACGCACTGAAATCTTGATTGATAGTATTGAATATCCAGAATTGCCAATGGGTGATAAACAACCATTCAAACAAATGACATTTACTTTACATGATGAACAACATGACATTGTTGAACGAGCATTAGCATTGTCTAAAGCTATGGCCCCATTTATGAATACTGGGAATGAAAACAGCAATGGAAATGCTTTAGCTCGGATTTGTGAAATGTTTGATGGCAAATATGGCGGTTAGTGCTAAGGATATACGAGTGGCTCCTATTGCCCCAAAGATAGCGCATTACTTTGTGCAACGCTATCATTATAGTGGGAAAACTGTGAATAACAGTCAACTCCATTTCGGCATATGGTTGGGAACGGTATTAATAGGGGTGATGCAGTTTGGCCCTTCTTTAGACAAAAGTAAACTAATTGGATTGGTTAGTGGTACTCGGTGGAATGAATTCCTTGAATTGAATCGAATGGCATGTGTAGATGATACACCTAAGAATACAGAATCACGGGCATTGGCTATAGCTATGCGGCTTATGCGCCAACATTATCCTTATGTCCAATGGATTATTTCATTTGCAGATGCTACGCAATGTGGTGATGGAACTATATATAGGGCATCTGGTTTTGTGCTAACGGGGATTAAACGTAATACACAGGTCTGGTCATTGCCGGACCAGTCAGTATTCTTGCGGCTGGTGGCTACTGACACAAGGAGGCCTGCAAGACAGCGCCTATTGTCACGAATAAGTGTGACAAAAGGCGAGCATATTCGTGATACAGGAGCAGCTTCCATGCGTCCTTTCATTGATGCTGGGGCAAAGCTATTATCAGGCTATCAATTGCGTTATATTTACTTTCTTGATCCATCTGCCAGAGATCGTCTCACGGTGCCAATGATACCATTTTCCTATATTAAAGAATGTGGTGCATCTATGTATAAGGGTAAGCGTGTGAAGGACTCCAGCGAACCGCTGGCTAACCATGCCAGAGAGGGCGGGGCAGCACCGACCCACACGCTCCACTGATTACATGGTGAATTGAAAATCATATTATGGTGATTTGATTATGGCTCTCACCCCAGAAAGACAGATGTATGTGCAACAGCGACGGGCTACCGTTGCTCAATTGTTCATGGCCCGTGTTTCTCAGCGTGAAATTGCCAAGCAGCTAGACGAGTCTGATGCGGTGATCTCCAATGATGTGAAGATATTGCAAGCAGCCTGGCAGAGAGCCATGATTGATGATCCTGTCAAAGAAAGGCTTCGGGAGCTCGCCGAGATAGACGACATGGAACGGTATGCCGCCTTGCAGTTAGTCCAGACCAGAGACGGTATCTGGTGGGACCGACGCCTCAGGGCCAAAGAGCGTCGGGCCAGGATGCTGGGGCTTGACGCTCCTTTCAAGATAGACAAGACTGAGAAAATTCATATTACGGTGGAAGAAATAAGACGTGACATCTCTGATAGAGTCGATAGCATCGCTGCCCGCCTCGGAACGAACTGAGCTAATCAGTTCGCTTTCGGAGGACCAACTGAAGGTCCTGTCCAATGACTGGCGGTCATGGGCAAGGCCGGAGCAGATGGCGCCCGATGGGCAGTGGCAGACGTGGTTGATACGGGCAGGTCGGGGCTTTGGCAAGACCAGGTCAGGTGCTGAATGGGTGAAAGAGCGAGTGGAAAGTGGGCTTGCAACTCGGATAGCTCTTGTTGGGCAGACTCCCGCTGATGTACGGGACATCATGATCCAGGGAGAGTCGGGCTTTTTGAATATTTACCCCGATGGGCAAGCTCCCAAATATGAGCCATCAAAGCGACGGCTGACCTGGCCCAATGGTGCCTTTGCTCTGGCCTTCTCCTCATGGCGACCTGACCTACTCCGAGGTCCCCAGTTTGACACGGCCTGGTGTGACGAGGTGGGGAGCTGGAAATACTCTACGGAAACATGGGATAACTTGCAGCTGTCTCTCCGTCTAGGCCCAGACCCCCGGTGTGTTGTCACGACAACCCCACGACCAATTGAAGTCCTCAGGAAGCTGATCGCTGACCCCCATTGCGTACAGACTACAGGCTCTACCTATGCTAACCGTGGTAACCTCCCGCCAGCATTTTTTGAGCGGATTGTTGCCACGTATGCAGGTACGCAACGAGGACGCCAAGAAATTGAAGGGGAATTGTTGGATGAGGTTGAAGGGGCCCTTTGGAAACGGGCCTGGATAGAGGCAACTCGCTCACAGGGAGAGTTGCCTGATTTGGTTCGGGTAGCGGTGGGGGTTGACCCTGCGGGTACTGCGAAGGACACCTCTGACGAGACTGGCATTGTGGTGGCTGGCATTGATGCGATGCAGCACATCTGGATTCTGGCCGATGGGTCGGGTCGCTATAGCCCTGATGGATGGGCTACGAGGGCCATAGAGTTAAATGACCGTTTTGAGGCCAATAATATTGTTGGTGAGTCAAACTTCGGTGGCGACATGGTCGGGCACACGATTCGGACCACAGCGACAAAACTGAAGCGCAGCATCGCGTTCAAGGGTGTCCATGCTTCTCGGGGCAAGCGCATCAGGGCGGAGCCTGTTGCCGCTTTATACGAGCAGGGACTGGTACATCACTGGGGCTCATTCCCTGCGTTAGAGGACCAGCTATGTAATTGGGATGCCTATGCAGGGGAGAAATCCCCTGACCGGTTAGATGCTATGGTCTGGGCCGTGACCGCGATTATGGGCCGGACCGGAGGCATCGGGTTGTACACGTGAAGGAGTAGCCAATGCCAAACATCGAAGGAACATCTAAACCTATTGGAATGTCAATACAGGAGGCCGTCGAAGAAGCCGCGCGCATCAGTGTTCTCGGTGCTTACCAGGATGCCGGACGTGGTAAGAACCGAACCCGGTAAATACATGGCCCTGACAAAGAAGTCAAATGATTAACCAACGAGAAAAGCTAACAGCCCGCTCCACTGGCCTGGGCTCTCAAACTGTAGGGCCATTCCCCATCGACACAGTTCAATTGAAAGACTGTGTTGAAGGGATGCGACAGATTCCAGATAGCTCTGTTGATCTAGTTATAGCGGACCCGCCCTATAACGCTAGCAAAGGAAGTGTGTGGAAGTGGGACAACTCGGTCAAATTGCCTGGATTCGGGGGCGATTGGTCAAAAATAATGGCTGATTGGGACGACATGCCATTGGCTGACTATTTGACTTTTACTATAGCCTGGCTATCAGAGGTCAAACGCATCGTACGTCCAACAGGTTCGATTTGGGTGCACGGCACCTTTCATAACATCGGTATCATCAACTTCGTGATGCAGTTACTTCAAATCGAGATTATCAACGAGGTTGTTTGGTATAAGAGGAACAGCTTCCCGAATTTGTCAGGAAGGCGTCTTACCGCTAGCCACGAAACGATGCTATGGGCGCACACTGGTGGGAAGAAGAGGCACTACTTCTTCAACTACGAAGTAGCCAAGGCTTCAGGTATTAACGGGGATGCCCTGAAAAAGCCAGGGAAGCAACTGCGCACAGTGTGGGATATTCCCAACAACAAAGAACGCCGTGAGCTTGCCCACGGCAAACATCCCGCTCAGAAGCCCCTGCGCCTGTTGAAACGGATGCTGGAAATCTCAGCGATGCCTGGCGACATCGTGGTTATTCCGTTTGCTGGGTCGGGGTCAGAGTGCGTGGCTGCCAAGGACCTAGGCATCCATTTCCTCGGTTTCGAGAACGACCCAACTTACCTGGACATCTGTCGGCATCGGCTTGAAGATAGCTGCCCAAGCGTAGTTGGTCTTCCATCGTTCAACCCCGCTCCGGTGAACAACGGCGCTCAATTGATGCTGCTATCGCAGCAGACTCGCGGGTGGCGGAATAGGTAGACGCTAATCAGGTGAAGGAGAATTTGCTCGGTGTAGCGATACGATGCGGGCAGAACCGTCCAGATTGGTATGGTAAGACGGACGGGCAAGAAGTAAAACGAGGCGACATCACACGCGCCTATCCTCACTATCCAGGGTGCAAATCCCTGGCCCGCTTATGAAAACTAAAGGGAGCGTGATATATGCCAGACGGCACACAGGAGTATAAGTACGTTGACTCATTCGAGATAAGCATCGACCCCTGGCACGGCGCGAGGCTTTCATTCGGTGCACGATCACCGGCTGGAGTAGACTCAGAAGGGAATCCACGTTCTGTCTTACATGAACACTCCCATGTTGTGATGCCTGCACGTCATTTCAAGGCTATGGTGTTTATCATGGCGAAGCATATGAAGAAGTATGAGCAACAGAGCGGGGACAATGTCGGTCTCCCTGCCGAGTTGCTGTCAAACGCAGCAAGTGCTTCTGTTGAGGAGTGGCGCAAATTCTGGGGTGAAACTCAGTGGGGTGTTGGTCAATTGGATGAGTCTATACCCGGCACTCCTGCTGAACAAGTTGCTCCATCATAAGGCAGGCTATAGATGCGGACAATCAATCTTGGGTTCGGGAAGCTCATTATAGGAAGAGAGCCTCAGGGTAAGGCTGCCCTGGCTGACATTCAGGGCAGCAGGGTCTTTTCTGGGCAGGATGGTGTTGGTCAGGAGTGGGCGAACCCGAAGTACGGTGAATACTATGCCACATCCGTGCCAGCGTACCGGGCGGTGAAGCTACGGGCTGATGCTGTCGCCTCAGCGCCTCTCAAGGTATATCGTCGGCGTGGTGGAGATGATCCTGAGCCTGTGCCGTCTAACCATCCTATCCAGGAGTTGCTTGACCGCGTGAATCCCTGGTGGACAGCTGCAGACCTCTGGAAGGCCACCGAGTCGTACCTATCGCTCTGGGGGTCTGCGTATTGGTTTATCGACTCGTCCGAGAGCAATCGCACCATCTGGCCCTTGCGCCCTGACCGGATGCGGATTATTCCTGATAAGAGTGCCAAGGACACCAATATGTACATCAAGGGATATCTCCATGTTGGGGATAGCGGGCGCACAACCTCCCTCTTGCCCGAAGAGGTGGTGTGGTTTAGGTACTTCAACCCAATACATGAGTATGCAGGGTTGGCACCAATGGCACCGGCGCGTTTATCCCTGGACCTGGGACGTAATGCCCTCAAGTTCGATAGTGCGTTCTTTGCCAATGGAGCGTTACCCCAGGACCTCATATTTCAGGTAGACGGGCCGGTGACCGAGGACGAGGTGGAAGCCTTCTATCAGCGCTTGGAGAAGCGGCATAAGGGTGTTTCAAATGCACATAGACCCATGCTGTGGGACCTGAGCCAAGGGGCCAAGCCACAGACATTAGGGCTGAATCACCGGGACATGGAGTTCATGGCTGCCCTCAATTTCACTGTAGAGGATGCTGCGCGGATATGGGGGGTGCCCCCACCCAAGATGTATTCCCAGACCCAGAGCATATATAACAATGTGCGACAGGCAGATATCGAATTCTACACGGACACCATATCATCGGAATGGAAATTTCTCCAGTCTGAGGTTTCAGAGCTATTGATTCCCGCGCTATCCCGTAGCGATGAAGACCTGTATGTAGCTTTCGATACGTCTGACATACTTCCGTTGCAGGAGGCGATGGCGGAGCAGCAGGAAAGCCAGCGCAAGGACATAACTACGGGCATTATGACGATCAATGAGGTTCGGCGGAAGCGCAATCTCCCTCCTGTCTCATGGGGTGACACATGGTGGCCGCCAATCAGCCTTACTCCAGCTGAGGGTGGTGGTGCCGTAGCCCCGAACGAGGAGTCCGGGAACAGGGTCTTTGCCCTAAATGGTTATCACCTCTACCAGGCCAAGCAGTGGACCGATGATGTGCTGAACGCCGAGGGTGTCGCATTCACCAAGCGTCTCAGGGCGTCGGAAGATAGATTTGTGGATATGCAGAAGGCTCTATTTGATAGGCAGCGCAGATCTGTACTGCAGAAGCTAGACACCATTACCTTGAGTGCAGAAGCGGTGCTAAAACAGGGAGCTGGTGACATATTCAACCCGGATGAGTGGGTTGATGTATTTCAGCGCAATGGGCGTCCAGTTATGGCAGCGTCGCTAACCCTGGCTGCGGAACAACATGGGTCCACCTTTGGCATAGGACCTTTTGACCCATCACTGCCTGAAGTACAGCGTTGGGTTGATGACCGGGTGGTGTTCTGGACTCAGCAAGTCAACGAGTCCACTGCTCAACTCCTGCAGACTGAGATAGCGGCTGCGCTAGATGCCGGTGATGGTATCCCGCAGGTGAGAGACAGAGTTAACAAAATATTCCGGTTCAATAACACCTTTGGGGCGGAGCGGATAGCACGTACAGAAGTCCTTGCAGCGTCCAATCAAGGGCATCTCGCACTGTACCGGCAGTCTGGTGAGGTACAGGAGAAGATGTGGCTTGCTACGACGGATGACCGTACCCGGGTGGCACACATTGAGGCCCACCGGCAGACCGTCCCGCTGGAGTCCAAGTTCCTGGTGGGGGGGGAGCAGTTGGATGCACCAGGTATCGGGGGGAGTGCTGGTCAGGTAATTAACTGCCGATGCACGACAGCTCCAGTGATACGCAGGAGGGCAGCAATGCCAGAGGGGAGTGTAAATGGTTCAACAGAACGGTAGCCGTGACATTGCAGCCCCTGACGCTCGTCATGGTCTGCGCAACATCCGGTATACCGAAGGCCCGCGTGATCAGCAGATAGTCTCGTTTCGTAGCGAGAATACCTGGCCTCATGCTCGGCCCTTCTCAACCCTCGTGGCTGCGATGGGCGCTCACTGGAACCCAGGATGCTGGCAACGCATTCTAGACATGATTCACTACACCAACCAGCAGGGATTCTTTTGCGCCCTTGAAGAAATCATGGACAGGTGCTTCCAGCCCTACGACGCTCTGGGTGCAATGCGCAACGAAGCCTTGATGAAGGCGTCTCAGGGCTTTGAGTACCTGCTGTATGTCGATAACGATGTCATGCCCACGCCGGATATGCTGCTGCGCCTGATAGCGTGTGACAAAGCAATTGTCGCGCCCTATGTTATGGAGCCTGAGATCGGAAGACCCTTGCATGGGCCAGCACGTCAGAGGAATACCGGGGTTCAGCCAATCCGGTGGTGTGTCCTGTCGATGCTGCTGTTCAAGACGTCGGTATTCAACGCAACAGGACCCCAGTTCTGGGACTCTGCGATCGGGGCTGATGAGGGTTATCACTTTCAGAAGCTCTGGCATGTGGGGCATCGGCCATACTTGGATACGGATCAGGACTTGCCGGTGTTCAAGCGTCCTACATACCCTCTGGCAACTAATCGCATGTCAGAGGGTGAATCCAAGTCCTTCTGGGACAAGCGGCGTGATTGGCTGCTGGAAGCGCCGGATAGGGCACCGACAGACCCTAATGACATCCATCAGGAGAACGGTGAGTACCTGCCCTGGAGGGAAGTGGGGACGCCGTACCCCTACAAGGTGCTAACAGCAGGGACGAGGAGGGGGTGAGTTGGATAGTTTTAGGAAATTGCCCCGTTGGGTACAAGTGCTGCTGGTGCCTCTTATCCCTATAGCCTTTCTCGTTGTTATGTTTTTATTCGTTCCTTTCTACTTGATATATCGTTTCCTCTGGGAGCATTCAGTCAATAGTTTCACAGGCAAACTAGACGCTGGCCCATTCCATGATCCTGATCGGTGCCAGGAATGTGTCATACTCAAAAAGAAAGTAGGAGCGTAGCGATGAGCACGGCACTCAAGTGCGACTGTCACAGACATGAGACACTGGCGGTTGGTAACCCCCAAGAGGGCTGTATCAGCATCCGGGACAGACGGCACGGGACATCTCACGACTTGTCCCTAGCTCTGTCTCAGATTGTGCAGATGCTGGACCCGGAGGGTACGAGCTTTCAGCCAGTGGGGACTGGGCGATGATACTATTCTTCGCCCTAATGGGACTGATTGTTATCACAGTATCGTATGCAGTCCTTGCTTTCCGCATGAGGACCGATGAATATGACGAGAAGGTAATCTTGTCTGTTGCTGGTGTGGCGCTCGCAATTGTAGCTTTTGTCATGACGAGCATCGCCATGCCATTAGCGACCACTAGCAAAGCACAGGATTTAATCGCCTTCTATAGTTACAATGCGCCAGTATATGAGGATGCGATTGAAGATATAAGGGCAGGTATTGTGACATCTGAGGGAAGTTTATTCGACAGTGCGAATCACAGGCAGATAGAATCATATGGTCTTGTGATAAGAGATCAGCGCAAAGCGATAACGGACTTTAACGCCGCTCTCGTCCAGCACCGGCGATGGGAAAAATCCATCTGGGTAGGCTTTTTATGGGCTAATGTTCCAGAACAAATACATCCTATTCCTGTTTTATTGAGTGGGGGTAACTCTGATGCCCGGTAAGTACACAGTTGTCAACAACTACCGACTCCTCAACACCCAACAGCAGGCTGAGGCTAACGATGAGCGCATGGACAGGGGCATCACTACTCATGTCTCCCCAGGCTCTACGCTCATCGCTGCAATGGGAGACCATTGGAAGCCCCAGTGCTTTGAGGCCGTGAAACAGATGGCCTACCACACCTGGGAGGCTGGATGTGAGGTCTGCTTCTACGAGGAGCCTGACCGTTGCTACAACCCCTTTGATGCCATTGGGTCCATGCGCAATATGGCCTACTGGCGAGCTATCCGTGAAGGATGGGAGTATTTGCTTTATGTGGATAATGACGTGATGCCACCTCCTGACGCACTGGAGAAGCTGCTAGCGCGTCGCCTGCCCATCATAGCTCCCATTCTCCGGTATCTGAATGATGAAGACCACGGCATCTCTCAGGCTCGAATGGAGTTCGGAAACGGGTTGGTGATGGTGGGGTCGTGTCTGCTTTCTTTCCTGCTTATCAGGACCTCTGTGTTCCTTCCCTGGGCGACCAGTCCATTCTGGGGCAACGAAATTGGCGACGACGAGGCATACCATTTTGCCAAGCTGGACATGATAGGGCATAGACCTTTCATTGATACCAATGTAGTGGTGGAAGTTAAGTCACCGCCCCATTTCCCGTTGGATGAGAGACTAACCGGAGGCGTGAATGGCGACAAAGCAGGTGAAGCGGGGCAGGCACCCCAGGGAGCGGATGTACCCGCTGGTGAAGCTGATGCTGATACAAAGGCGCAGCAAGTGCCAAGGCTGTGGACACCATCGTAGGAATCACTCCAGGTCGGGTTGCCGCCGTGACAAGGGGCCTAGAGCCTGTGGATGTGGGGTGTTTATAGGATGAACGTGACGACCCAGAAAATCGGCACCAAGATGTGTGAAGCACTGGGGTTGGACCCGGCCTATGTCCAACGAATTACCTTTGATTGGGACGCGGGTGGAATGGCGACCATCTGGGTCCAGCATCTAGTGCGAGATGTTGGCGAAATCTCACATGTGTGGAAGCAATACACGCTTGAGGAGAAAGAGACTCCGGAAGGGGAAGATTAAGATTGGTTGCTCCAGAGCGGCCTCCTAGACCGATTAATAAACCATTAATTAAAGACAATGGATTCGATTTTATCGAATCCTACCGGCGCATGTATCTGATCCGGCGAACCGAAGAGGAGATTATTGCACGATATCCCAACCAGCAGATGCGGTGTCCGGTACATCTGTCTATAGGCCAGGAAGCCCCTGCGGTGGCCGTAGCAATGGCCTTGCGTCCTGGAGACCATGCGTACTCTACCCACCGGTGCCACGCCCACTACCTGGCGATGGGTGGCGACCTGAAAAAAATGGTAGCGGAGCTCTATGGCAAGGTGACTGGGTGCGCCAAAGGCATGGGTGGGTCCATGCATCTGGTAGACGAGTCTGTGGGGTTCATGGGTACATCGGCAATCGTGGGGTCATCGGTGTCTCTGGCGGTTGGGTCAGCGTTGGCTTTCCAGCTAAGAGGTACTGACCAATGCGCGGTGGCGTTCATGGGGGACTCGGTGCCTGAGACAGGGCAGTTCTGGGAAGCTGTGTCCTTTGCGGGGCTGCATCAATTGCCGATTCTCTTCGTTCTGGAGAACAACCAGTATGCCACGGCGACGCATATTAACAAGAGGCAACCTTACCACAATAGTGGCACTTCCATGGAAGAAAGAGTTCGTCCATTTAATGTGAGGGCATATTATCCAAGACAAGAGACTGTGCAGGATACCATCAAAAGTATGCAGTGGGTACGGGACAGACTGCCTGCTTTTTTGGAATTGGATACTTACCGTTACCGGGCTCACGTCGGCATGGAGTACGACTGGGACCAAGGGTATCGCAGCGAGGCGGAGGTGAAGCGAGCGATGGCTGGTGATCAATTGGATCGGTTGCGAGAGCAAATGGATACAGAAGCTACCTTATTGATTGAGTCCGAAATCACTAAGCGAGTTATAGAAGCCTTCGATGCGGCGGAGGCGGCGCCATATCCCACCGAAGCGGACATGCAAGCCTATGGGCACTGGGAGGCGGTGCAGTGGAGCAATCGGTAGTGGAGGGTCTGTGAAAATCACCTACCGTAATGGCCTAAGTAACGCTTTAACAGACTCTATGGAAGAGGCTGAGAATGTCCTTTGCCTTGGCGTGGGCGTTACCGAACCCACGGGCATATTTGGGACTACCCAGGACGCCTATCGGCGGTTCCCCCAACGTGTTATCGAATGCCCGCTGTCCGAGAATATGCTGACAGGCGCTTGTGTAGGTCTGGCGCTGGAAGGCTACAAGCCAGTTCTGGTACATGCCCGAATGGACTTCTTAATGCTTACAATGGAACACCTAGTGAACACGGCAGCCAAATGGGGCTTTATGAACGGGCGTTACCCGAACATCACCGTTCGGGCTATTGTAGGACGTGGTTGGGGCCAGGGGCCTACCCATAGCCAGAACCCGGCTGCACTCTTTGCCCACATTCCAGGGCTTCGGGTCTACATGCCGTACCGTCCCAGTGATGCCTATTTCGCCCTGAGACACGCGATAGCGACTGAGGGTCCAGTGATAGTGGTGGAGCCCCGGCGATTGTATAACGATGAAGGGACGATGCCTGATCCGCACGACAATTATTACTGGGGACTGGGCAATATTTGGCATCCAGCAGGTGTGCATCCCGATGTGACCATTGTAGCTACCTCCGACACTTTGCAGGATGCACACGATTCGATAAGGGCGTTAAGGGCTGGCGGTATTTCTGCGATGGTGGTTGATCCGCAGATGTTCCCTTTGCCTGGTAACTTGATTGAGGATGCAGTAACGTCTACTGGCCGTTTGGTAGTAGTAGACAACGGTTGGGCAACGGCTGGGCTCTCATCTGAGATTATCGCACGGGTGTGTGAGCGGGTTGACCTCGAGGTCAGGCCCGTGCGAGTTACGCCCCCATTCATGCCGACTCCAGCATCGCACCCGCTTGAGGACACGTGGTATCCATCGGTAGATGCCATCGTGAGAGCCTGTGCCCAGGTGTTGGGCAGGGATGACCTGGTGACTCCTGTTGAGCCGTCAATCCCAGCGCCAGCGTTCAAGGGGCCATTTTGATGCATGAATCGTGTAAGTCATCCAAGGATGTGGATAAAAGGATGGATGTTACGATCAAAGGCCCTATGGGTTTTTCTGGTACTTACTTCATGCCTGAAGGTGGTTACATTAATACAGGAGGCAAAGTCATCGAAGACTGCGGGGAACATTTGAAGGTACAGCTAGATGTCTCAGTCAATGGTGTCTATCTCATCATCATGGTTCCCAAGAATAATATCGCAAGAGTGCATAAGGAGCTGGTTTAGTGGACACCGCCATCTCCGATTCGGAGATTGTATCCCTCATATTCCCCAGCTTGGAGCTGGTGAGTATTCGGGGAACCCATGTTACAGTCTCGCTTCCAAGGGCTATGCCTACTCCAGAGCGGGGTACACTCATGCTAGAAGCGGAGAAGATGTTGCGCCAACAAGTGGACCCACGCATAGAGGTATTCCTGGAGCCCAAGGGGGATATGAACAAGCTGAGGTTGAAGCTTCGAGGGGTGAAGGTGTAATGGCAGAAACCAAGGTGACCGAGCTTAAATACTATGGTGTGCGGGTACGTGCTATATCTGCACTCAGAAGGTCAGGATTTGAAACCATCGAAAGTGTAGTTACTCGTTATGATTCATTGATGATTGATGTCTATGGACTAGGTCCGATGATGTTGTCAGAGATACATGACGGGATTGAAGCTTGGGCAGCAGGCCAAGATAGATTTGAATTTGATCGTTATTATGCACCAAAGATTTTGTGGAAAGATGTGCCTGTCGAACGTCGTATTACTAAGTCCCATATCGAAGGTCGAGCCAAAAGTGATGTGGTCTACTACGACCAAGCTTGGTTAGACAGGCGCATCCGTTCGCTTACCACGCCTGAGTGTCACGCTGCCGTTCATTGGTACTATAACACTCCTACTCCTCTGGCCCCATGTAGCCATCCCCCAACGCCAGGAGAATTCTTTTGCGTTGTGCATGGCGGGAAAAAGAAGGATAGTGTAACGATGAGGGATAGAGTGCTTTCCCCTGTTGTTATGCGTCGGATTGCATGTCAGGTTGATCCAGTTTTAGTACCGTGACTTTGGGAGTCTCCATGAAAGTGCATATTCCTCATAGCCAATTAAGCGCCGCAGATGACCACACCCAGATGATTCTGGATGGGCACAAGCTGCCCTGGCACCATGACCGGGTCGAAGCATGGGAGCGCGGGGAGCGTATAGCGCCCATCACCATAGACATGGCTCTGACCAGGGCCTGTAACTATAGCTGTGGATTTTGCTACGCCATGCTCCAGGAGAATGACCGCTCAGTTATCACGAAGGACATTATAACTTCTTTCTTGGACGACTGCGCGGAGATGGGAGTGCGGGGCATCTCACTGGTCTCAGACGGTGAGTCAACCTTGTCCCCGGCTTTTGACCACAGCCTGATGTATGGTCACGAGTTGGGCATCTCGATGGCAGTAGGGTCCAATGGCTATGTGCTGAAAGCTGACAGGATGAGACCGTTGCTGAAGACCCTCACCTACATCCGTATCAACTTCAGTGCGGGGGAGCCCAAGCGGTACGCTGAGATCATGGGAGTGAAAGAGGAGGCGTACTGGCAGGTCATTCAGAATATCCGTGACATGGTAGCTATCAAGGACGCTCAAGGGCTGGATACTACCATCGGTATCCAGATGGTCTTGATGCCCCAGGATGCAGACCAGATTATTCCCTTCGCCAAGCTAGGGAAGGAATTGGGAGTGGATTATGCGGTTATTAAACATTGCTCGGACGATGAGTATGGCAGTCTGGGCGTGGATTATGGGGCCTATGGGAGCCTCTACAGTCTGCTGCGGGAGGCAGAATCATATTCCACTGATAATTACCAATGCGTGGTTAAGTGGAGCAAAATCGCATCTGAAGGCCAGCGATCATATCAGCGATGCTACGGACCGCCATTCCTGATTCAAATCAGTGGGTCCGGTCTGGTAGCTCCTTGCGGGATGATGTTTAACGACCGCTACGCCAAGTTCCACATCGGCAACATCTGCGAGCAGCGATGGTGGGATATCTGGCAATCAGACCGGTACTGGGATGTGATGAGTTACCTGGGGTCTGACCAGTTCAATGCCCAGAAGAGCTGCGGGACGCTGTGCCTGCAGCACAAGGTCAACGAGGCCCTTGACCAGCATACGAAGGGCCAGAAGGTCACATCAGCGCAGGCAGGAGAGCCACTGCATGTCAACTTCGTTTAAGTTCATTGATTTCTGGAATGTGCTCGGCGGCCTCTTACTAATTGTTGGTGTTGGTCTTGTTGGCACCTTCATGGTGCTGGGTATGCTGTTGATAATCCAAACAATTGGGGGTGACAAGAATGACAGCTACGAGTGCATCCCACTGACTATCCATGTGGACTCTGTCTTTGATGATGGACGTGTAGGCATCGGCGAGCGGGAGATATGCGGTCAGAATCTCACCATCAGCAACGAGTATGGCCCCAGTTTCACGGATGTGATCGAGATTCAAAAAGGCGAGATAGCAAGACTCAAAGCGATCATCGCGGCGGCAGGTGGGAATAAGCCATGAGCATCCCTAAGAGGCATGTGCATATATTAGCATCCACAAACTGCTTGACCATTAATGATCAAGTGGTTGTTATGAAAGGTGAGCGTCAAGGGCAAGTCGGCACTGTCTCGCTCATTTGTCAAGATATGGGTGTTGTGAGAACTATTTTCTGCATGGTTCAGTTTGAAGATTCATTAGAACAGATGTATGCTAGTGAATTGGATATCGCTGCTGATGAGCGAGTACAGACAATTAGAAAAGATAAAGCCTTTTGGGATGATGTCCATGCAAGGAGTAGCGCATTCTTCGCTACGCCTGAAGGTGCAGAGTTTAGAAAACAGCGTCGTGCACGCCATGAAGAGATGCGAATAAGGCGTGATCCTGCATATATGGAATACCATCCTGATGGTTAACCCCGCTAGGAGTGAGATGAACACCAACCCTTCTGAGGCTGAGAGAATCAGTATGTTAGAGACATTGTCTCCTGACTTTGCAGCGGTCAAGGCTCAAGAAATGCTGGCTATTCGTGAACAATATCACGATAAAATCATCGTACTGTGCGACGGGGTTTTCGACGTATTACACCCCGGACACATTGCGCATCTGAGGGAAGCACGTAGTCATGGGGATATCTTAGTTGTCGCCCTGGCAACGGATGATTGGGTGCGCAAAGGCCCTGATAGACCCATGTTCGGATACAAAATGCGGGAATCCGCTCTTAATGAACTTGTTAATCTTGTGGACTATATTTTCCCTTGTGACGCTCATATTAACAACGTGATTCCATATCTCAAACCCAACATTTATGCCAAGGGGCACGATTATGACCAAATTGAGCCTGACTTGGTTGAGTTGATCATTCAGCATGGGGGTACTCCGATTATTACGCAGGCCCCCATCGGTAGCTCCTCAAGCTACATCAACAGCCAAATGAGTGTCTATCCAGAAAAGACTCAAGATTATCTCAAAGGGTTCAAGTCAGATTATTCTGTCTCCGAAGTGGTGGGTTGGTTAGACGCATTGCAGGACATGTCCATCGTGGTGGTTGGTGAGTGGATCGAGGACATTTATACCAGGGCCACACCCCTTGCCAAGTCACCGAGGGACCCAACGGTGACATACCAGCGCCATGAGTCAGAGACCCACCAGGGCGGAATAATGGCAGTAGTTAACCATCTGAAGGGGTTCTGTGACAATGTGGTCTCCATCAGTCAAATGCAAGTGATTACCAAAGAGCGATTCTGGGACCCTGGTAGGAACCTGAAGTTTGTCGGGATGGAGACTATTCCCACCCCTCTCATGGATGAGCAGGAGATACATGATACCTACTTTGCTCTAAAAGTGGCAGCTATGAACTCCCAGGTGCTCATGGCAATGGACTATGGTCATGGCTTCTTCGTGCCAAAACTGCGCGAACTAGCTCAGTCACAGGCCAGTTTCCTGGCTGTGAACTGTCAGACCAACTCCCATAACTACGGGTTCAACCCGCCCACTTTGTGGGCTAGGGCTGACTACATCTGCATGAATGCACTAGAGGATCGATTGGCTGATTCCTATGGCTATGAAGAGAACTGGTGGGGGGTTAGAATGGTCACAGATGGAAGTGATGGCTCTAGCCTATATTCTCCCATTGCAATATATACGCCAGCTCTCGCGGTGTCAGTAGTAGACACAGTAGGCGCTGGAGACAGCCTCTTTGCAATCTCGGCTCCCCTTGTGGCAGCTGGCTGCCCTTCACCTATAGTTGGCTTCATCGGCAATGCGATGGCAGCACTCCAGTGCAACGTGGTGGGGAATAGCCAGCCAGTGGGCAAGAAGTCTCTGCAGCGATTTATCAAGGCGTTGATGGCGTAATGATACTACTGCTACCCAACTGGGTGCGATGGTGTTTACTCCCGTACATATTTATTGTCGGGGTGGGATATGGGTTGGTTATCCAGTTACATTTTACCTTGTGGATTTTGCCCAAAGAATTACTGGTGGGCCATGTCAATCTAAGGGAAGGTGATACTTATCTGGGGACACTGCACAATCCATTGAAGTGCCCTGGATGCCCAGCCCCGACAGGAGTGCCAACGTTTAGGTGGGACCTCAACAAAGAAAAAGGAGGATGAAAAGATGACTGACAGACTTGTACTCATCACAGGTGGTACAGGTTACGTGGGGAGTGTCCTCGTGCCGATGGTAGCCAAGAAATATCCGGTCCGGGTGTTCTGTAACCAGCTCTTCGGGAATCCCATCGCTGAAACTCCTAACGTCGAGTTCATCGAGGGCGACATACGGGACGAGAATACCTTGGCAGTTGCTATGCGTGGAGTTACTGATGTGATCCACTTGGCTGGCGTTGTCACTGACGAGCTTGTAGACATGAACCCAGGCCTGGCACGTGAAATTAATGTCGAGGCGATGAATAGCTTGTGCCAGATCGCCAAGACAGCCGGTGCAAATAGATTCATATATGCCTCATCCAGCAGCATCTATGGGGCGCAGGACGAGATTGCCGATGAGACGATGTTGCCAAACCCGATGACCGAATATGCCAAGATGAAGCTGGCAGGCGAGACAATTCTAAACAATTATCAGAGTCTCGACTTTACGGTCTGCTCAGTCCGTTGCGCCACCTGTGCTGGACCTGCTCCCAGGATGCGCCTGGACACAATCGTGAATGTGTTCTGCAAACAGGCCTACTTTGACCACCGTATCAACGTCCACGGCGGAGGCCAGTGGCGGACCAACATCCATGTTGAGGACGCTGCTGCTTTCTATACGAGGCTCCTTGACGCTGATCCTGAGCTTATCCAGGGTGAAGCATTCAACGTCACGGCTGAGAATCACCATGCTATAGAGATCGCCCGGATCGTCAGGTACTTGGCTGGCGAATATGGGTTACCTGCTAGCATCTCTGTGGATACGAGCAAGCAGGACCCACGTAATTACCGGATGACCGCGAAGAAAGCAGAGCAGGTGTTGGGTTGGCAGCCGAGACATGATATGACTTGTGCCATCAATGACAATTTCCGATGGTTCAAGGCTGGTGGCATAGAGGAACCCGATAGCGATCTCTACTACAACAACAGGCGGATGAAAGAATTTGTGAAAGGATAGTATCTATGCAAACGCAGACTGAAATGAAAGTACCCTACGGATACCTACCCCAAGAGTATGCGGCTAACCGGGGCGACATTGACGAGGTCTTGGAGAAGATACGCCAGTGTGTCGAGAAAGGCGACTTCACCCTTGGCGATCCGGTAGGTGAGTTTGAGGAGGCCTTTGCACAGGTCACTGGCTACGCCCACGCTGTGGCGGTGAATAGCGGCACTGACGCTCTGTTCCTGGCAATGAAGGCTATGGGGGTAGGATATGGCAACTATGTGGTGACAGTGCCCAACACCTTCGTTGCCACAGTTGGGGCCATCTGTGCGACGAGGGCGACCCCTGTCTTTACTGATGTGGGGGATGATTATTTGATGCGCTTGAATCTGACTACTGAAAAAAAGCGAAAGTTAAACGTTGGGACAAACATTTATGGAATCAGATACCTGCCGGTGGAATTGACAGGTCGCCCTTTGCCTGATGATCTTTTCCCCTGGCTTAATGATCAGACATTTGGACCCATCATTGTAGATTCAGCCCAATCAATTGGCAGCAAAGCGCCTCAGATTAAGGACATTGCTACCTACAGTCTCCACCCTCTAAAGAATGTCCATGTCTGGGGTGATGGTGGGGTAGTTTGCACCAATCATCGAGAGATGGCCGATGCAATACGACTGACCAGAAATCATGGGCTAAGAACGCGAGATGAAGCTGCACTTCCTGGGTACAATAGTCGCCTGGATAGTGTCCAGGCTATCGTGGGCCTGTACTCGCTGAGGAATGTGGACTGGGTGACCGAACAACGTAACCGCCACGCCAGGGTATATGACGAGGCCCTGCGAGGCTGTGAGGGAGTTACCCTTCCTCCGCGTAGTGCGGGTATCACTGAGGCGTTCCACACCTATGTGGTCCAGGTGGATGACCGTGCGCATTTGATAGACCGTCTCCTGAGTAAGGGGATTGACGCAAAAGTCCACTACCCGATTCCCCTGCATCTACAACCAGCCTTTAGACATCTGGGATACGAGGCGGGAGATTTGCCCGTTGCTGAGGCTCAGGCCAAACGTATCCTGAGCCTGCCAGTCCACGAGTATCTTGCAGAAGGACAGATAGAGTATGTCGTTGAAACAATCCGAGCTTTCTACGCTTCTTGACCAATACACCAGTCAGCTAGAGAAGGGGCTAGATGCATTAGGTTACTCTGATATTGGTCTATTTGTGAGTGCGCTACATGCCTGCCAAGATAGCGGCGGAGTGGTCTATACCTGTGGCAATGGTGGCAGCGCTGCCAACGCTAGCCACCTGGCGGCTCACCTGAACCAAGCTGGCATCAGGTCCGTATGTCTCACTGACAATGTACCCTGGGTAACTGCAACCAGCAACGATGCAGATTACGGAAGCATTTTCAGTGATTATGTGCAATTAGTGGGCAATAAGGATAATGACCTGGTGTTCATCATCAGTGGCTCAGGAAACTCTTTCAATGTGGAAAGGCTGATAATTCATGGTTGGTCTGGGTTGGCCCTCCTGGGAATGGACGGCGGGCGGATCAAAGCGCTAATAGACGGCCATTCTGATGATAGCGTGCGCTATATCTTGGTGCCCGTGCGGGACTATGGCCCTATCGAGGATATCCATAGCGCCCTTATTCACATGATTTATCAGTCCCTCAAGGCGTTGACAACAGAGTAGACCAAGGCAATCTTCCCGTGACCAATTAGCTCACTTCTGTTCTCTACTATCCCCGGGCTTCCTTCTCAGTCTGGAGCTTTTATGTGTCTGTAATCGTTCTAGGCAACCTTTCAGCCAACGAAGCGAAGTATACCTTCATTTGATCAAGTGCGGGCATGGTAACTCATATGAATTATCATAGTTTTACTATTGACATACTGGTAAAAGTATGGTAATTTAAGAATGGAGTAAATAAAAGAGACAGAGGAGAGCAATATGTTGCTCAAGAAGACAGCAGAGTCACAGCCCCCTGTTATTACGCCCATAAGGGCGTATCAATGCCAAGATTGTTCTGCAATCAAGACAGAAGAGGGTGGCCCTCTCTATGAGTGTGGCGAGTGCGGGACCTTGTTCAACAGGAGCTCATCCGCAAACGGAAACCATCAATGTCCTAACTGTAACAGGTTCGCTCAACGGATTGATGACATGTCCTGCGCGGAATGTGAGCAATTCGAGATCAAGGAGGTATGGGCAGTAGAGTGTGATTGCTGTGAAGAGCTACATGCTATTGCAGAAATATAAATGGGGGCGAAAATGGCACGAATAACGGTAGAATTGCTAATCTGTGAAAGATGCGGACATGCATGGATCTCTCACAGGACTACAGGTCCAAGAGGGCCCAAAGTTTGTCCCAATTGCCAGAGTAGAGACTGGGATGAGCCAAGGGTGTATCGTCCCAGACGGAATGCAATTTAGTTTTCATTGACTTGTTGAGCGCTCCAATCTCTGATAGTATTATAGATAGAAGCTCAGGGCACCATCTGACATTATACCTAGCCTCCATTGATCTAGGTGTCTTCTCAGTGGCGAGCCGCCCTGAGCTTCTTTTATGAATAAAGTTGATCATTGCTGCTAGGGGTATTGACAGAAGAATAATTCGTATGAAATAATAATTCTGCGCAGGCGGTTGCTTTCCATCCTGGCTCCCTCCTGATCTGCTGGGGTCCTAGGCGGCTAGACCGCCCAACATACAGTAATAGTTCTACTGTATGTCTTGGGCGGTCTTTTTTATTGGGGGACACATGCTAGAGAACATCGCTGAACTAGAAGCACAGATACGAGAGGCTGAACTGGAGGCATTGGAAGCGTATCGGAAGGGTACGGCTGATGCTCCGACGCTTTACCGGGCCGATGGATACATGAAGGCCCACGAGGATGGCCAGCCCCAGGTGTTTGTGGCTTCCGAAGAGACCGCCGACAGAATGGGTGACATTATCTCGGTTGAGGGCTGGGAGCTATCCAGTTACAAGAAGAATCCGGTGATGCTCCTGGGGCACGACCATCGCATTCCGCCCATTGCCAGGGCAGGCAAAGTCTGGGCGGATGGTAAGCAGCTTCTCAACACAGTTCTGTGGGACGAGGAAGACCCCCTTGGTGCCGCGATCATGGGGAAATATCAGCGTGGCTTTATGCGGGCCCAGAGTGTCGGGTTCAAGCCCCTTGAGTTCAAAGACCGTGATGACGGCAACGGGCTTCACTTCACAAAGCAAGAACTCCTGGAAATCTCCTTGGTTTCAGTTCCCATGCACCCCAGGGCGCTACGAAAGGCGATGGGAGATGGCAAGTTCAGCCTCGTTGTGCCAGAAGGCATTGAGGCTGTGAAGTGGGGTAACGCTGATGACAACATATCAACGAAGGCGGGAGCCGCAATTAGCAAGGCGACCAGGCAAGCACTGGTAGATGTACGCAGCACTATCAGCCAGGCCGCTGATGCTCTGGAGGCGCTTATAAGGGATGACCCCGCTCCCATAGAAGAACCTCATCTGAAAGTAGAAGAGGACGCTGATCCCACTGAAACTCAGCCCATAGAAGAAGACCTGCCTCAAGAGGATGAGGTCGTCAAGCTGCTAGATACTGTAAGGAAGAGTTTGGAGGAATGAGATGACCATGACGCCGCTAGAACAACTGATGAGTGAGATGGAGGGCTATAAGTCCTGGGCTACCGATAAGATAGCCGAGGGCCTTGCTCCTGTCCATGATGAAGTCCAGCGTGCTACAGAACGCTTGGATGCAGCCATGAAGGGCCTGGATGAATGGCGTCGGAGCCAGCTGATCAAGATGGACTCCAGTGGGCGTCTGATTGTCCGCGAAGGTAAGTTCGCGGGACTCGGCTTCCTGGAACTGGCGATCGTGGAACATGTCCTGCGCCACCGTTCAACCAGTCGGCCTACTTTAGTACAGCAGACAACCATTGCGGAGTTGGATGTTGCCAGGAACCAACTAGCGCAATCCTTCAACTTCGATAGTGCCTTTGAGTGGGAAGAACATTGCCTGAAGCAGTTGCGCGTGGTGCGTGAGACCCAGGATATGGAAAGTGCGTCTCGGTTCAGGAACTCTCTAACTGAATGGCGGAGTCTGATGATCAGGGCGGTGCAGAAGGCAATGGATTCCACTACCTCTGGTGCAGGCGACGAATTGGTGCCTACCCTTGAGGCAGCCCAACTGTGGATGGATGTCAACCTCGAAGCTCGCGTCCTCCCGCTCTTCACGCAGTCGCCAATGCCAAGCAACCCCTTCGACATAGGCACCCAGATTGGTGATGTGAACTGGTATCCAACTACTGAAAACGTGCAGAGCACGACTACCACACCAACTACTGCCAAGACTACTCTCACGGCCTATGGGCTGAAGGCGGGTATCCCGTTCTCCGATGAGCTGTCAGAGGACGCTGTAATAGCGATGGCAGCGGAGCTTCGGAGTACCTTGGCCCGGAATGCGTCAGAGGTAATCGACGATGTAATCCTGAACGGCGATACCACAGTCCTTAACGGTATCAACTCTGATGGTGTCACTATCGGCACGGACACGGCAGGTAAGGCCCAGTGGCTTCTGGGTTTTGATGGGTTGATACACCTACCCCTCATCGACAACACGAGCCAGGCCAAGGCGCACAGCAGCACACCCACTGCGGCCATGTTTAACAACAACGATATCAAACTGGGCAAATACACTGCCCCGGGTCGGCGTGGTGATGTGGTCCATATCAGCGACATCAATACTCATATTGCCTCACGGATTATCACCGAGGTCTTGACCGTGGACAAGATGGGGCCACGCGCTACTATCTCCAGCGGTGAACTCGCCAGTGTATTTGGCACGCCCTACATTATGTCGGAGCAGATGAAGCTGGCAGATACAGATGGGAAGGTGACTGACTCCGGTGGGAACACCACTGGCCGTGTGCTTACCCTGAACACGACCCAGTGGCGCATAGGAATAATGCGCCCCATCACATTTGAGGCTGATCGTGAGCCTGGAAAGAGCCAGACTACGCTCTACACCAGCATGAGGATAGCTCTGACAGAGCGAAGCGGCACCCGGTCCAGTGCGAGCCACACCGCCCTTCAGTATGACATATCCAGCGTGACCTAAGAGTTGGCCTCAACCTGAAATAGAGATGACTGACAATAGGAGGATACGGATATGGCAGGTACATTGAAAAGGGACGCTCCCAGCGGAGAAACCCTGCGCAACATGCTCGCAGCTGGCACTGCGGGGTCTGCTAATGCTCTCGTAGTACATCCGGTAACGATAATAGTGCCTCTGAGCACAGCCGGTGGGACAGGTAACGCAGGCTTCTTCGCTTGGACCAATCCTGAGCAAAACACCACCATTCAGATTCAGGACCTTTCCGTGCATTTTCATACCACTGGCACCGGGACCTTTGACATGGGTGTCAGCGATGATGGCACTGGGTCCAATGACGACATCTTCAACGGTGGGACAATGGATACAAGTGTCAATCTAGCGCTTGTGGCTGTCCGGGGCGGGACTGGCACAGCTGGTGTGGGAACATCGGGCACCCTGTTAGGTGTCGCTGACAGGCTGGTGCTGGGGCCTGGTGGGAGTGGGACCAACAATTCAATCGTTGCCAAGACCAGCGAGACGGCTACAACTGCGTTGGGCAACGTAACCATCACCTATTTCGTGATGGGCCGGTAGCCTGGGGGCTTAATAGTCCAAATATAGTTAGGGGGACCCATGCGTTTATACCCTCATAAGGAGCATTGGTACACAGACGCCGCCAGGAGAACCGATTATCGGTTCATGCCTGACATGTGGCGGGAAGTCCCTGAGGATGTGGCCATATACATGGTGGACGCGCATCCAGACAAGTTCTGTATCCTTGAGGAAGATGAGGCAGCGGGCAAACACCGTTGCCCCAAGAGTGAGGGGGCTCTTGCATACGCAACTGAGGAAATGGAAGAGCCCCCTGTTGATCGCATGGCGACTGCGTCACACAAAAAGTAAGGACACGATAGATGAGCTCGCTAGTAGAAGGCGTACATGATGCCCTGGTGGGCAGCACCGACCCGGACAATAAGCTAGTCCGGGTCGGGTCGAAGTACAACGCCACTGCTCCTGCAGTGTCCGATGGAGATAACGTCTATATTCTGCTAGATGCTGCTGGCCGAGTGGTTGTGACCGGGCCTGTGGCGTCTGACGGTGTAGCTCTTGGCAATCCACTGCCAATAGGAGGCGATGTAGACGACACAAGCCCTGCTGCTGCTGCTGAAGGGGATCGGCGTGTCTTCCGGTCCACCCCCGAAGGCAACCAGATTGTCGAGCTCTACAAAGACAATAACGCACTGAGCCCCATCGCCGCTATGCCGGGAGCCAGTGAGGTCAAGGCGGACTTCGATGCTACTGGGGCAACGTCAACGACCCGTGAGACCCTTATAACTCCAACCAGCGGCAAGAAGATACGCATCATAGCAATTATGGCGACCCTAAATAGCGCCACAGCTGCTATCATCGGTCTCTACTTCGGCACTGGGGTCGACTACTCAACTAACCCTGGTAGTATTGTAGCTTTGTTCCTGTTAGACCTCACGGATCTCCCATCAGACAAAACCAATTTCCCCGATGGGGGAGGTCCTGTTGGGGCCGCTGACGAAGTCTTGTCAGTGGCTACAAATGTGGACATTGGGGCTAACGCTCAATTCGCCATTATCTACCGAGAGGAGTAATCATGCCGCCCACCATCATCAAAGCTACCGACCACGGCTACCGTAAGATAATCAAAATATGCCTGAACCCTGATGACTCTCAATATGTACACAAGGACGGGAGCCCACACCCTGCGACCAACATAGATGGATGTGTCAATGATCCTCCAGGCTCAGGCTTCTGTCAGTACAACTGGGAAGTCAGGGAGTTTACCTGGACTGACAAAGAGATGTATAAAACCAACTCAGAAGGCCAGCCTAAATTAAAGACATCAACAGAGTTGATTGCTGAGATGAAACAAACCCTTGCGGATGAGGCAGCTGCAGCCCTCTCTCCCACAAGCATCCCCGACCTTGAAGGGATTGAGGTGTAATGGATGCCCCATGCCTATGTCACGCTCGAAACCCTCAAATCCACAGGTGCCCTTAATTTAGGGACAGGGAC